AATATATAAATGATGAGTGTTGTATTATTATGCATCTATATGGAATACATCAAAATATACAATATTATAAATTATAAATTATAAAATTTGAATTATTATTTAAATAATAATTATAATAATAATAATAATAATGGATATTAAGTTCTGTGATTCATGTGATAATTTTATGAATTTCTGTATTGACAAAGATAGCAATCCAATTTATAAATGTTCCAGATGTAATAACTTGGCAGAATATGATTATAAAAATGATTTAAAAGGGATTGTTTTTAATAAAAATGACGAATTAAAGAAAATATTAAATAATAATAAATATTTAACCATGGATCCAACATTACCAAGAATTAGTAATTCCAATATAAAATGTACGAATCCCGAATGTATATCCATCAAAGATAAAAAAGAAACAGATATTTCATATATTAAATATGATGATGAAAATATATATTTCATGTATATTTGTAATTATTGTCAGCAGAAATGGACAAATGATATTTAAAAATTAATTTGATATATTATCATATATATATATATATTATAATATAAGATGAGTGCTATAGAAGATGTAATTAATATCAATGATGATGAGGATAATGACGATGAATTATATACTGAAGATATTACACTATATGATACAAATGATATGGATATTAAAATAGATACCGACAAACATTTCACGCATCCTATATTAACTCGATATGAAAAGACAATGGTCGTAATAGAAAGAACCGAACAGATATCAAATGGGGCACATCCGTTAATTAATAATTATGATAAATATAGTAGTGTTGAAGATATTGTAATGGAAGAACTCCGCCAACTTAAAATTCCTTTTATAATTAAAAGAAATATAGGACAAAAAACGGATTACTATAAATTATCTGATTTAGAATTAATATAATAATTATATATTTAATTGTTTTTTTTTTGTTACTATTATATATAAATGGATACTTTTGATTTAATTTTACTTGGAATCTTGGCGATTATTGTATTGACAAATGTATGTAAGAGAGTATTCACGGGCCCCCGAAGATTTAGAAGTGAATTATTAGAAGGCTCAAAACATGGAAAAGGTACCAGCCAAAAAATAAGTATTACTCAAGTAAGTACAAATAATAGTGATCTGGAAGTATTAAATGATACAGAGTTAAAAAAATCTATTATACATTTAAGAAGTGAAATATCGGATTTAATTAGTATAAAAGATACTAATTCCGATAAAGGTGTTATATTAGAACAACTTAATAATGTAAAACTAAAATATGATTTATTTATGACCGCATTTAATAATTCGGCAGACGGGAATAAAATCGATGAAAATGTTATTTCGCAGTTTGGATCAACCATACAAAATCAGATAAAGACGATGATTGCTCCATCGGCTCCATCGACACCATCGACACCATCGACACCATCGGCTCCATCGACACCATCGGCACCATCGACACCATCGGCACCATCGACACCATCGACTCAAGCGACCCAGCGAGCTCAACATCAGGCGACCCAGCGAGCACAGGATCAACCGGGTACAGTATGTCCTAAATGTAACGGTACTGGATGTGATCACTGTGATTATAAAGGCCATCACCCAGATCCTTCTGCTCATTCTATTGTTGGTGCGGGTGGTAGTGGGCAACATCGGGGTGCACCCGCTGATCCACCGTCATCCAACACTGGATTACTTGTATCCAATTTATTTAAATCCATGTATATAGATGAGATAGATATGTCCAAAGTATCGGGAACTGTTGATGAATCTACATTAGCCTATAGAATGATTAGTGCTCCGGATAATATACCCATGCCAATAGCCCCTCTTTCATATCAAAAACAAGTATTTAATCAGATAGATACTAGTGGATCACGTGGCGGTGGTGGTGGTGGTGGCGGTGGTGGTGGTGGTGGTGGTGGTGATAACGTGGAAGTTCATATGGTATGGGCGGATTGGTGTGGTTACTCAAATAAAGCAATGGAGGCGTGGCCACAAGTTAAAGATACGATTGGTGATAATCATATGGGTGTAGATATTGTATGGAAAGATATTTTAGAAAAAGATAATAAAGATTTAATTAAACAACAGTATCCCGGATTAAAGGGTTTCCCGTCATTGTATATGAGAGGCAATATAGGTCAAAAGAAAGTTGATGCTGAATTTAATGCGGTTGATGTAAAAACAATGCTTGAAAAAATTAAAGGATTAATTCAAAAACATAAGTCGGATGCACCGGATAGTGGTGCGGGTAGATTAATAGAGGGTCATATACTTGGGAGTGATGCAAATACCCATGGGTTCCCGCGGATTTTTCGTTAGATATATCAATATTAAGAATGTTTTACAACATCGACTTTATTTTTAACTTTACTATATGAAGAATCATCAGAATTATTTGTATTAGAATAATTCTTATCGGAATAATCCCAAAACTCTTTCGCACCACATTTAAAATCGGAATGCTCGGGAGCTTTATACCAAAAAACTTGATCTTCTAATCGATTACTTTTAGAATTATTATCTATTACTAAACATTCAAAATTTTCTGTACACTGATCAAGTACTTGACAAAACGTATCGAATGTCGGGAACATTCCGGCATAGTGTTCATATAATCGTTTTCTATTTGATACGTAATTTTCTCTTAATATAAATACATAATCTATATTTGTTCTAAGATTTGGAGGAATACCTAAAGCATATTGCATAGTTAATAAAAATAATATTTTATAGTGACGACCGTTCATAAATATTGATCTAATATCCGCACTTTTTGTCCAGGAATTATCATACAAACAATCATCTAATATTAAAAAAACTCTTGGATCCAAACTCGGATTTGCTTCCATCTTTTTTGTTATTATTTTTTGTCTCTTGATTACATTTTCAATTATTTGGGGGGTATATTCCTCATGTATAAAAATCTTTGGAATAATTTTAGTATAAAATTGATTTGCTGCTTCTGTTCCAGAAATAGCTTGTCCAACGGGAATATTTTTATGATTATATAATATATCTTTAACAAGAAAAGATTTGCCGGTATTTCTTTTACCAATTAGAACGACCACTTTATCACTTGTTATTTTATTCATATTGAATTTCTTCAATTGTATTTCCATTGTTATTTACTTTTTAATATATATTATATTGTATTAAAAATACGCATTATTAATTTGTTTAATTTAGTAAAAAAAAGTATTAATAAAGTAAATGTATATTAAATATTATAAATGGTCTAAATCGGAATATAAAAATTTAAAAAAAAAATTTGACGAACATTTATTATTAACTGATATACAATTTTATTATCCAATCTTATCTTTATTCTTTAATTATCATAATAATAAAAGATCAAAACAAACAATCGATATTTATAGACGATTTCGAGTAATAGATATTATAAATTGTCGTGACTCTGCCAAAAATTCTTCTAATAAATTTTTGGGTTGTATTGTTTATGATGACGCTTTGAAATCTATAAAAACAAAAAATTTATTTTTAAAATCAATACCAATTATAGATATTATATATTATTGTACAAATAAATATGAATTAAATAATAATAATAAATTACCGAGTAATTTTAATTATAATTTTAATCATAAAATCAATGATTTCAATAATACTGCATATATTGATTCTTTTTTTTCACATATTGCAAGTGAATTATATTTGACAAAAAAGACACCATCACTTGCTGTATGTTATGGATCATATACTGGATTAGGTAACTTTATCTATGATATTGGATCAGAATATACATTTATTAAAGATGAACCATTTTTTATAAATAACATAGGGAAACTTTTTGACTTATATTTTGATGATCAGATATATGATTCTACGAGTGATATGTCGATATCAACGATAACGTCAAATAATACAAGAGATTCGAGTACCATTTCTAGCGATGATAGCAATTTTTCACACGTAATACTATTAATTAAAAATATTCCACTACAGCAAATTATTTTAGAAAAATTAGAAGGGACATTAGAAGATTATTTAAAACAAGATACATTTAATTTTGATATCATATTATCGTGTTTTTTTCAGATAGTCTATTGTTTAGCATATTTACAAAAACATTACCATTTTACACATAATGATTTACATATAAATAATATTATGTATACATCAACAAATATTGAATATTTATATTATAAATTAAATAATATATATTTTAAAGTTCCGACATATGGAAAAATATTTAAGATTATAGATTTTGGTAGAGCAGTATTTGATTTTAAAAAAAAAAAATATTTCAGTGATTCATTTTCTAAATATGGTGATGCTGATGGACAATATACATACCCTATTCCAAATATACCATTATTTAATAATATCGATACTAAAATAATTAGCCCAAATTATAGCTTCGATTTATGTAGATTAGCAACAACCATTATTGATGAATTGAATTTAATTGATATACCAAATAATAATGAATTTAATAAATTTATAGAATTATTAAATCACATAATGAATGATAAAGATAATAACTCTATATATGATCCAGATAATGTATCATTTCAATTATATATAGATATCGCAAACAAATCATGTAATGGTATTCCGAAAGATATCTTATTTAGTCCCATTTTTGATATTTTTAAAATTTCCAAATCTATGATTATTAATAAGTTTATTTATACTTTAAATTAAAAGGGGGGTTTTATACTTTCTATATTCTCTATATCATCGCTAACAACAGACTCGATATCCGATTCAATTGATAAAATATCCTCTTTATTATAAGTACATATTTTAAATATATACACAATAATAAATGTTCCTAAAAATATCATTATTTGATATTTAGATTTATTATCTTTATCATATATATATGTCTCATCTTTATCTCTATATTTATAATAAAGTTCAGATAATGTAGTTAGTATGATACTTATTATCAATGAATATATAATAGGATTATACATAATAATATAATAATTATTTATTTTCTAGTCAAATAACGTATAATCAGCATTTTCATTTAGATTATTAATATCTGATAATAAATCATCAATTGTTTCCACATCATCTGTATCCAATTCTTCATTCATTTTTTTAATATTTTTTATATCATTTTTAGGATTTATTTTTTCTATATCAGAGATGATTTTAACATCATCTTTATTTTCTATAGTTTCATCCGCGGAATCATTTGTTATTTCCGTTTTTTCAATATCAAGCTCAATAATACTTTTATCTTTTATTTCTTCTTTTAAATCAGAGTCGATATTTTCAAATAGATTTATATTCGATTCATATTTATCATTTACTATTTCTGTATTGACTTCCGAATTATCTATAATATCACAATTACTATCATTTATTGGTTCTATGATTTCGTCGCCATCATTATCTATATTGATTACATTATCTATTTTAGATTTATCATTATTATTTATTAATATATTCGAGTTATCATATAATTCTTCCATTTTATATTTTCTATTATCTTGTTTTTTATATTGTTCTCTTTCTTCTAATAAACCTTTTATTATTTTATCACGATCATCTAGTTCACCTGCTTTATGTATATCTTCTTGATACTTATCGTCCCGGTACTTATCTTCTTGATACTTATCTTCTTGATACTTATCTTCTTGATACTTATCGTCCTCAAATTGATGGGTACTGCTTAAATGATTTTGTAAGATATCTTTGATTGGTAATGATGAGCGGATCGTGTATTCAATCGATTCCTTTATAATCAGTTCAATAATTCTTATATTTCTTTGATATTCTGATGTATTTATTTTATCATCAAATAAATTGGGATTCTTCCAAAATTCTCTAGCACCATTTATATAACATTTATGTATAAAATTAATTGTTTTCGGTACAACCAAATTGATTTTTTTCATTCGTTTAGTTGTACCAATACTTGTTAATATTCTAGTATGGCTTATAAATACCGCAGTTATTAAATCATCTATCCACTCACACTTGGATCGTTCTATTATTTTACTTTTTTCAGATTCAATCAAACCTTGATTCCAATTAATTATTGTTTCTAAATATTTTCTAAATGATTTTATATTTTTTTTATTGTCAATAAAAATCTCTTGAAATCTATCATATAATCGATCCTTTAATACATCTATCAATTGTTTTGTATATTCTATTCTAGCTTGGGAAAATATATTTATGGTTTCATCCATTATATTTTATTTATATATTTGTATTACAATTTAAACTTAATTTGATACTCTTATGTTAAGATAGTTATTAATATTATGTTAGATTATTATGGAAGTATTACTAAATCATTTGACGAGATTGATTCTGAGTTGATTAATCATTTCAAAAATAAAGCAAATCAATCCTATATAAAAGAAATTATTAAGAATTTAAAAAAAGAAAATATTATTTTAAATAGCTATAGTATTTCGGGTTGGAATATGTTTCATAAAAGTAATATTTTATTAACTATCGATGAAAAAATTTTAATAAAAACAAAAAAAAATAATCAAAAATTAAAAACTGTTTATTGTTTACAAAATTATTTGAACGATGATATTATTTATAGAATATTTAATAAATAATTATAATGTCATTCGGTTTACATTTCAAAGATTTCTTTGAAATACAGATTAAAAAAGACAATTTATATTATCCCAAATCTATTAAAAACTTTGTTTATAAATGGAATAGTTTATTACATTATTTTACGCAATTAAATATTCATTGTGATCTTCATTATTTATATAATAATTTTTTATTATTAACAAGTATTGTTTATAAAGAAATTTTTAATGTCATTTTTTTTAATAGTAGATTTGACATAGAATTATTAAACGAATCATTTAATATATTTACACGTATTATAACTCTATTTGGCAATTCTTTTATAGAATAAACAATATGGTTTCTGATTTAAATGATCAGTTGTATTAGATACACAAGTATCATTATATATATACCATTGTTTATCAAGAATATTTTTACATATAGCATAATAATGCCCACCATTTAAATTACCATTATGTATAGACATGGATATTAATTCATATTTGCTACCTTTTTTATTATAATCAATTGAATAATTAGATAAATCGAGATATTCTGGATATTCAATCAATTTATTCAGATTATCATATTTTTTAAATTGTATTATTAATACATCCGATGTTTTTGACATATTTATTTTAATTGTCGCATTAACTTTTTGATTACATTTATCACATGTCCATTTATTATCATTATCTAGTGTATTATTTGTATATAAATCAATAGCCTCATATAATGTATTTATATCTTTATTAATTTCTAGTTGTAATAATAAAAATGGATCAATCGTTTTAGATATAAAATCACAATTAGAACATTTCGTAGATGTAATCATTTGTGAATAAAATTTATCTATAATATATGAGTAATCATTTTCATATGTTTCCTTCCATTTTTCCGAACAGTTCATAATTAATTTGTCTGTAATATTATTTTTTAATTTTACATTACATTTTTTTTTAATTGATTTATGTAATAAATCAAAAAAAGTATGTAAAAATTCTTCACAATCATTTTGATTAAAACTAGTAAAATCAATATTATGTATTTTTAACTGATTAATATATGAAATTAAAAATTGTTTAGGTGAAATATTATTTGAATCACTTGACCACATAGCATTATTTAATAATAACCATTGATCAAATAATAATGTTTCCTTATCATTTATATAATTCATTAATTTTTTATTTTTCGGATGAAAAATTAATAAATGTGACAAACATTGAATTATAGAATTCATATAACATGTATTTCCTAGATTTGCTAGACCCTTATTTCCACACAACATATTATATATATAAATATTTTAGTTTTAAATATTGTATTAAAAAATTAACTTAATTGGAGTATGCGAGACCACCCATACCACTCATAATTCTAAGGACATTATAGTTGACAGCATATACGACTAAAGGAATTGCGTGACCAGTTGCGGCAAGTAAATTCTTAAAGGTTAGGAGTGTACTATCTATTCTCGAGAAGTTACAGGTTCCGGACGGCTGATGTTCTTCTGGTTTAAGTGCGAACGAATAAACACCGATTTGATCCGCTCTCCTATATCCATATGAGTGAACATTCGATTCCGCCGTTGCTAAGTCATACGGAAGTAAATAACCCTCGGCACCAGAATATAAGTTTCCCATACCTGTATGATGTTCCCATATTTGCGTTCTTGAGAAATAATCCCATCTTCTATCCGCTGAGAATCTATCATGTCCATTTAGTTTAAGAGTTACAGTAGAATCATGATCGGCCCATCCGGGTAGATGACCATATTCATATGTAGTGCTACCCGATTCATAATCACATGTAAAGATTAACTCTTTCACTGGATGATTAAAATTTAGATCTAAACTAGTAGAAGATACCCGACTAGCATTAGCAGCATTAGTTGTCTGATCAAATCGCTGTACTTGTTCAATAAGGTATTCATGAGATACCTGCGCGAAGCGTCTACGCTCAGCCGTATCGAGGTAGATATATTCAACCCAAACCTTGGGGTTTACATCCGCTAAATATGCACTATTGACCTTTGATGAAAATTTAATATCTAGTTTAACTTCATGATACTGTAATGCGATTAAAGGTAATGCGTTACCGGGATTTTTACAAAACCAAAACGGAAGTGGTAATGCAATCCCCGGAGCCATTAATTTATGATGAGAACCATGAACGGAATGAGCGGTTGGTACTAGATTAGATACACCACCAGCACACGCAACTGATTGATATTTGGTAAGGTAATAATGATGTACATTCGAGGCATTTTTGTCCGTCGGAGTGTAATTCGGCGTCGTGTTCGGTGCTTGAAGTTCGGGGCGCGCACTTAATAATGTAATTCCACTACCATTAATCACGCCAACATTACCGGTGAGATTTTCTTCACTTAATCTCGCCCACACTTCAATCCAATGACCATATAGCTTATCAATTGTCTGACCACCAATCTCAAGTTCAACATAATCAATCATTGCTGTACCCGGATTAGATGACACCTTTTGTTGAGCTGTAGTACGATCACACTCTATATATACGCTATGTACTAAATCACCATTCCTAGATATCGTGACGTTAATATTCTTACCCGGCCCAGTAGTCCCCGTATGTGTTTGCTCAATCACTTCTCGCGAGAAATTAGTGTGTCTGCGGTATACAACTTTAAAGAAAGTAATCTGCGGATTACTAGTTAAGTAAATATCCTGTGCACCATATGCTACAAGTTGCATTAATCCACCTCCCATGTTTATAATATAACATAGAAAAAAAAAATAAAATAAAAACATAAAATACTTAATAATTAATTA